CACTCTCTTTCTCTTTTTTCAAGATTATATTCATAATCTCTTCGAGCACGTTCATTCGCTGCTCTTGCTTGGGCTCCTAAGCACACGGCAAAACTCTATAAAGGTTAGTTGGTTAGGTCCATGTTTTAATTCCCGTAAAAATTTGAACCCAAGGAATTTAAGTAACTTAAGATGGACAACGTTTCTTTTATCAACGATGTTCCACAGTAACTTATCTGGTTGTCTTTCGACATAACGTTTAGCTTCTCTAGCAAAGGTGATAGGAGATTCTTCTATAGCATTAGTACATAGCATCCATATTTGACCACCAGGGTCAACTCCAGCCATACCAGCAGTCTTGCCGTTAGGCACTGTGAAATACACACAGGAGGGCTTCTGAACAGCTTCTAATAATGCTAAGGTAGAATCTACCCCATGACCTTCTTCGACCTCTCTACGGTCTTCTAGACGAAGGTTAGAGGCCACTTCTAAAGCAGCCTCTTTTGTGATTGGGTGAATGTACTTAGACACGTTTATAATATCTATCTGAGTAGTTACCTTCCCAGTTCATTGAATACAATGTTGCAGGTGAAGGGTGTTGGGAATTAAGTAATAAGGTTAAGTTAGTATTCTTTTCATATATTGGTATATTAACAACTTGCTCACCATCTATACCAGCGGTGTTAGCTGTATAGGTATCGGCTTTAACTGATTCAAATACTTCAGAATAATCTGGTTTACCTATTCGTTTCAGAGTTACCTTATACACACCACTAGGACCAAGACTAAACTTAGTTCTTTGTAATACTAATGATGCTTGTATATCAGATCTATAGCTTTCACCTTCTCTTCTTCCTACATAGATAGTTGGAAACTCAACTTCCATATCAAAGTCATAACCTAATACAACATTGAATGCTTTATCACTATCACTTGTAGTCCAATTACCAGGTATCTTTACCTTAGTTGTACCATTATCATCAAATGTAGTGACTGGTGTTAGTAATCCATTGAAGTCTTTATCTGATCCTGTAGACACAGCAACAGCATATAACTGTCTGGAACTATTGAAGTCAGCTGCAGTATGGTCGAACTTTGTGTAGTGACCATTTGAGACATACGTTAAATTGGTATGAGCAAAGCTCTTAGCATTATCTAAGTGGACCCTATAAGTAGCATCTTCAACAATGGTATGAGAGTTATCATCTAACTTGATGCTGAACTTCTGCATGGTATATGTAGTGCTATTCTTAATCACTGCATACAATGCATCATCAAGCATAGCTATATGCTGTATCTCACCACCTAGCTCCCATTCAAACCAAGCTTGTTGTAGTCTTTGTTCTCCTGTTGTGTAGTATCTAAAACCATATAGTTTACTAGTACCTTTAGTCGCAAAGAATATAGTTGAGTTCTCTCTGGAGTTAGCTATTAGATTAATATTTTTAGGGAATGCTTTAGAAATATTTTTACTTTGTTCTAATACAGTTACTTCTCCTTCTCTTAGTACACTTTGCATTTCAAAGAAACGAGTGTATTTACCTGCATTATCTAAGAAAGCTGTAGTAGTACCAAGTGATACTGGATTGGTTTCAGAATTAAAGTTATAAGAAGATAGTGCATTTATCTTTGCAGTTATCGGACTAAGTACATCACTATCTGTAGTCAACATAAACTGTTGATTCTTAGTAAATAATATCAGACCAGCGTTAACTTGTAAACCATCATAGACAATAGCTGGATATTCAGAACTACAAGATATGTCAATCATATCTGTAGCTGTATATGTAATAGCTGACTTACTCCAGAAGTTAAAGAACTCTCCAGGTTGAGACATGATTACATTCTCATCACTGAGTATGACTAGTCTATTCCTAAAGAACAACATCTTATTAATAGATTGTCCTACAAATGAAGCTCTTGGGTTTGTACCATAACTAGCATCTGTATCACCTACTAAAGCATCTTCCCACGTAACTTGTTTAACAGTGAACGTACCATTAGATCCTTCTCTAATTAATTGTATAGGCATCGTAGCTGGATCATAAGCAATCTGTGTTCCAGGCTTTGCACATTCTTCCCATATACCTTCACCATCTAAGTAACTACCATCAGCTTTTTTTTTACCGAAAAACTTTACATAGTAATCATCTTCTTCAGCATCACTATTAGCAACCTTAACTACATAACCATGTTTACATTGCTTAGGTAAATCAGCTATATCTTTAATAGAATCAGTTAAAACATTTAACAAATCCCCAGATGGTGAACTGATATTGAATGTATCTGTAGGTCTTGTTATATAAACACCATTGCCTATTACCTGTACTGTTGTATTTCCACTACCATTAGTAGACGCACTAGCCCAAGAACTATTTACAGTTCTCGGTAATGATCCATTTGCGTTAGCTTTTTTAGCATTTAATATACCAGATTGTAAATCTCCAAGAATACTTTCAGCAGTAACTGTTGTCTTAGTATCAAAGGAAGTAGGTGAAGGACGTATCAAACCTAAATTAGCTTGTACTTGAGATGTACTGATTTCTTCTACTTGTATTACATGTGACCCATCTTTCATTGAGACTCGTATTTGATCCCCAACTTGCCAACCAGATCCTCCATGCAAAAGATCAACTGTTGTTGTATATCTACAAGTATAATTCTCACCTGTACTATCTGGTACAGCTTGACCAGTGTTAGTTAATCTAAAGAATAAGTCAGCTCTTCCTGTACCTAATGTGTTAGGTGTTGTATTCCAACCATATTGAGTTATACTGAGAGTACCTACTGCTGTTTGTAATGCACTGTCATTAGCTGCTTTAACATTGTTACCACCAATAGTCCATCGATGACCAGTACCACCTGGCCCTCTGTGTAATATTAGCCTACTGATTTGATCTGAATAATCACCAGTAATTTTCCAATCAAATTCAATTGATGCAATATTACCTCCAAATGCCTGGGTTTCCCATTCAAAAGGAAAATTAGCATATTGAGCATGTGCTTTCCATGCATTTGTCATTGTAGTTAAAGCTGTTGAAGAATCAACTTGAACTGCTCCTGAATTAACTTGAATACAAGCATTACCATTATATAATTGTGCATCAACACCACCAGTCCCAGTATCACTATTAGCTGTATATGTATTCGTAGTAAGTGCAGTCCAAGTATGACCACCTGTTGTCACATCTCCAGTATCATGTGAAGGTGCTGTACTACCTGTAGCTGTACCAGCTGTTGTAGCTTTATAAATTTTTGTGTTATCTGACTTACCTGTTACAAGATCACCTATGGCATAATAAGTTCCTGTTGTCCAAGGAGGAGGGCAATACGTTAAATAATAAGTATGGTTTTGATCTGTTTCAAAAAAATTACTATTATCATTATGTCCATATTGTAATGCACTGAATGCAAATTTTTGAAATAAATCTAAAGCATAGTCATCTCCTGTCCCAACTTTCAAAATTTCTGTTGCAGTATTAGGACAGCTACTATCATTATCTAAATTTGATGAGTGTACTTTAACCCTTGTAGCTGTAGTTACTGTTTCAGTAGTAGTGTCATCAAATAAATTGATTGAATACTGATTAGCATAAGCTACTTTTTTCAAAGCTATGTACGCTTCTGGAGGTCTAACAGGTTCAACTGTCGCAGCCATAGCAGTAGTCTTATTCCTGTTGGTTAGGTAGGTGTAGTCGTTAAGAGTAAGAGTTTGTATATCTGCATCGGTAATAGTACCACCACTATTAGTTTGCTTAAGGTAGTTCTTTAATGCTGTAGTTTGACCTGACTCATAGTTAACAGTAACTGATGATCCTGCCGCATGTGTTGTACCATTGATAGTCATTTCACAACAACGCCACATTTTAATCTCACCATCACTCAACTGGATCTGACCTATGTACTGTTCGTCCTCATCTCTGTAGTAATGAAACCACTTACTGTTAGTTGTATAAGCACCAAGGTTTCCACCAATCAACCTGCCACCAGGTCTCTTTAATAGACCATGGGTAACATCAGGTAATACATTCTTAGCTTTTCTAACTTGACCAGGTACTTTTAATTCGTCAGGTTGTTGTGATATACCTCCAACATAGTTAGGTATTTGTTGTGTAACATTGGTCATCTTAGCAATGCTCTATATGGTTGATAAGGTTTATAGCTACTCTTCTCAGGGAATCCCATATAAGAATGATCACCTTGTAAACACTCATACTCCATACAGGTTGCTCTGGTTTGTGCTTCTTGTAGTTGTAGCATCTGTACAAGTTGTGGGTTACTTACTAGTTGAGTAGCAGCTCTAACTGAAGCTCTAGATATTATGTATCTTTTAAAAGCCATAGGTAGATCTTCATATGTCCATAACCATGTGATATCTAAATATGCATCATCATCAAATTCATATGATTGACCAATTGTATCCCATAGTTTACCCGATCTTCTAACTACATTCTTATCTTTTTTCTCATCGTCATAATGTAAATCATAACTTAATACGTTAGCTGGTATCGCTATATGCTTGTTACTATCAGGTGATATTTTTACATTGTATTCTTTATTGAATACCCAACCTTCATTCTGTACATCCTTGTTGACTTCGGTCAGTAGATTATATATAAATGCTATCTCTGGATTCTCATAATTTAAAGTTGTTATTGGTGACTGACCGATAGCTCCCAGTATTGAGTTCACTGCGGATAGTTCTGTATCGGTGTCAATTGTTGTGGGAGTAGCCATAATTTAAGGAATAAAAAAAAGGGAGACCGAAGCCTCCCCATGTGTATATAGAAAATATTGTTTAGAATGCAGCGTCTGCACTTGAACCAACATATAGTTCAACACAAGCAGCTGGGTTTAGATAATCAGCACCCATTGCTAGTCTACCTAGAATAACGTCACCCTGATAAATCACGGATACGTCACCAGAGGTTGTTTGAACTTGAGGACCAATAGCTTCAACAACACCTGCAGCTTCTCTTTGGAAGATAAGACCACAAGAGCCAGCGAAGTTTTCAGAAGAACCATAAGACTGGTTAACTCCAGATACGTTCCACTTAGCACCACCAGAAACAGAACTTGTAGTTCTAGAAACAGCAACATTAACTGTAAATGTATTAGCATCTGCAACGGTAGCTACTGAGTAAGTACCTGATGAAGCTGCTGAACCACCAGTTAAAGTGATATCAACTTTTGAACCAACTGAAAGACCGTGTGCTGTTGCAGCAACTGTAACCACTGTAGTACTCTGAGAGTAGTTAGATGTGGTTTGAGTTACACCGTCAACAGAATCAGCACCTATTGTAGAGCCGATAAAGTCTCCAGCATTATCAATAGTATTAGCAGTACCGAACTTACCTAAGAATGGTAGGTTCATAGACTTGTAGATCTTAATACCAGCAATTGATACTACACCTTCTCCAGACTGTAAACTTGAACCTTGAACATCTCTGTTGATTAGTCCATTATCGCCTACTTGTTGGATGAGTGCATAGTACTGTCTTGGGTTAAGAACAGCCACACGTCCTTCAGAACTTACACCTTTCTCATCTAATACAGCCGCAGCTTCAAAGAAACCTGTAATTAAGTTAGAAGCACTTGTTGCTTGTGTATTATTTGCAGTAGCGTTTAACTGAATTTGTGTACCACCTGGTTCTACGTAACCTGAAGCAGTAATTGGAGATGCCTTACGAGCACCTTTAGCGATAGCTCTGAA